TTACTGGCAGGCTTTTTGTCCAATGTAGTATGCAATTGAGCGGTCAACTATAGGGGCCATATTTGGATCTGGTGCTGAGTTATTCATCTGCTCGATGGTCTCACCGTCTCCAAGATATTTAACTGTCCCGGCAGTACAGTCGTACAGCCGCTTTGAATATGATGTTCCAGACGGCCCCTTTCTTTCAGTTGTTATAGTAGCCATGCTGCCGTCGCGAGTCTTATCTAAAATCGTGTAACTAGCCTTCGTATCTGTTGGCACATAAACAACCTCAGCCGCAAACACATTAAATGAAACTGCTGCCCCTACAGCTAATATAATGAAATTTTTCATATCCCTATTCCTATCATTTGAGTATGCAATAATCCTATCAAGGAACTGAGAAAACGACAAAACCCGCGTTTTGCGGGCTGTCTGGAATGGTCAGGCAATGATGTTCTGGTACTTGCTCCGGGTCTGCCATGTCTAAATCAACGGCATCCTGCAATGTGGCAATGGCGTCATTGGCCTGTTTAAGCAGGCTTTTCTTTTCGGCGTCTGCCTCGCTGACTAATACAATTCGCATGGCCTCCGCATCATCCACCCACGCCTTACCATTCCATTTTTGCCAGGCATTAGCCGGTGCTAACGTGGTTGTCCCTTCCGGGTAAACACCTGGCTCGGTGATCACCAGTTCATTACCGTTTTCTGTATCAAACACCACCTCACCACGATGATCCTCACGGGAAATCCATCTTTGCTTCTCTGAATCAAAAATTGCCACAAACCCCACTTTGATTACCGGTGGTTTTATTGTTGTGCAGTTGGCTGGCAGTCCAGTATGCGCAGGAATAAAAGCATCACCTGAACCAATAAATTCATTCGTGTCGGAACGCAGGTTATAAACAGTAACTGTTTGATCGGTTTCACTCATTTTAAAAGTCATTATGCGAGTCTCACTATGTAGTTAAATGCAATATTCTTAACGGTCGTTTCTGCGTTGCCCGACGCGGCGATGGTAATGGTGTGACTGTGTGCGCCAATGGCTACGGTATGAGAGTGAGCGCCAATACCTACGGTGTGATTATGTGCGCCAATGCCAACCGTATGGGCATGTGCCCCAGTAGACGATGTTGTTGCGGTTCCAACCGTAAACCCCGTAGCCCCCGCAGCGTTGTTTCCATCACCTTTTTCTTCATTAAGTACAGGCAGCGTATGTGCATGCGCCCCCGTTGTATTTGTCGTTTTCGTGCCATAGTCAAATGTGCTCGCCGTTTTAGTACCGTAATCAAATGAGGATGTTGATTTCGTCCCCAAATCGGTACTGGATGCACTGGCTGTGTGTGAGTGGGATTTATTGCCATCATCTTCATAGGACAAAACTTCGCGGCCGTCTGGTTTCCCTTTGATTGTCCGGCGGCGCATGTCAGGAATAACACCCGACGGATACGCGATGGCCAGTAAAGGATATGCGCTGCACGTCCTCTGCATACTCGTTGCCCTGTTCCGTAATTTCATAGGCCAGACGAACAACCAGATCACGGCGGGCAACCAGTGCACCGCCCTGCGCCTGGGTATATGCAGCCCAGTCCCCGACATCAGCAGCGGCCAGAACCGCATCCATTCTGCGATCGGTCAGCACCTGATCCCGCAACCGACGCAGCTCACGCCAGACAGTTACCGGCGCACCACCAATCTGCTGAAACTGACGAATACGCCAGCGTGAAGCCCATGCAGAAACGGACTTAGCCATATCACGCAGGTTTTCGCCGGTTTCTTCGTCATGCTCACCATCCAGCGCAAAACCATCAATATTTTTTGAAATGTATTTCGCGATGTAGCCCGTGGCCGAACCTTTGGCGGGATCGATAGCTTCAACATGAAAACGCGCCTTCAGCGCCTTTTCAGATTGCAGTTCTTCAGAATCGGTAATTCTGGCGTGATAGCAAAGAATATCGCGTACCGTGTCCACGTCATGCGGACGCATAAAAAGCAACATATGCCAGTGCGGTGTCCCGTCATGGTGAGGCTCAACAACCCGAAACCCAAATACATGAATACCCGCACGCGAGATCGCTGCGCGTGCTTTTGCCCATACGCCGCATAAATAGCGCTGGGTATCCTGCGGCGTACATCCATCCCATTGCGATACAAAGCCACCTTTGCTGTGCACTGCGTGGAAACGTGATGGCGCGGTGATGGTGTAAAACTCACCGGCCAGCCCTTCTTCATTGGCCATATCTTCAAACCCTCGCATTCTTACCATTAGTTCACATCGACGGATCGCCGGATTTGCAACGCTGCGGTGCACCATGCTGTCCAGTGCAATGCGCAGCCCCTCATCATTCAGCAGATCAAACTTTTTAAAGAACTCCAGATTCCGCTTTTTCTGGTCTATCCATTCGTCCAGTGTTTTGCGGGATACATAAGCGCTGGCCGCTTTTTGTACCTGTCCCACCGCGATGGCCATATGTTCGCGCTGCATATCACGCGCACGTTTAAGACGTAGGTACCACCATTCCGGCGCCATCATGCGCAGTATCCCGGATTCCGCCTTACGCATTTCCAGTTGACCTTCATTGGCCTCATGTTCAGCCCAGTACCGCGCTCATGGTAAGCGGTGAAATTGTCGCTTTCAGTCAGATAAGGCGGATCACAGTAAACAACGTCATTCCCGTCCCGAACCAAATCGAGCGTTTCTGAATAGTGGGCAGTAATGAACGTTGCGCGTTTCGCTTTTTCAGCAAAGGCACGGATTTCATCAGCGGGAAAATAAGGCTTTTTGTACTTACCGAACGGGACGTTGAACTGGCCTCGGCGATTATACCGGCACAGGCCATTGAAGCAGTGGCGATTCAGGTACAGGAAACGCGCAGCATTTTCAACAGATTCAGAACCGGCCTTACCACCAGAAAGATTGAAAGCATCACGCACTGCGTAATAGAAAATGGCACGGCTTTCTTCATCACCTAACGAACCGGCAGTAAACAGGATCTCCAGCTCATTCAGCAGCGCATCAGTGTGATACGCCATCGCCTTATAAAGATTAACCAGATCAGGATTCACATCTGCGATCAGATACTCGTCATAATCCGTATTCATCATGACAGCGCAGGAACCTGCGAACGGTTCAACCAGGCGTTTACCTTCTGGAAGGTGCGGACGCAGCATAGGCATAATGCGGGCTTTGCTGCCCACCCATTTAAGCGGAGTTTTTATTGCCATGCCGCACCGCCTTTGCTGCAAATCGCCGCGGCTTCTTCGCGGATCAACTCAACGATTTCCGTTGCGCTTAAACCTTCATTGGCTGCATGGGTGGCCAGCTTATTCAGACGGGTGGAACACAAATCAGCAGCAGCGGCTTTACCTTCCTGCGTGGCTTTGGTGAGCATTGCCAGCAGGTCAGTGACTGATTTTGTTGCGGGTAAATCCTGACGTGTCATATGCATTTTGGTTTCCTTAAGGCAAAAGAATCCCCGGCCACTTGAAACATGGCCAAAAAATTCAGGCGGTTAATTAGTGAAAAGTGGGGTGTACTGTGGCAGCTGAGTAGTTCGGTACCGGAATCAGGTGCAGTTCATAGGTTGTCCGCCACCACTCCTGGATCAGTGCATTTATCTCGCCAACTCCCAGCGCCCCGGCTGTATAGAAAATCGCACGAATCCCCGCCAGCGCTTCTATCTGGGCTTCTTTGCTTTCCGCTTCGCGATACACGCAGCACCAGAAAGCGGCATTGATCGCCAGCCAGTGACGCGGATTCGTCATGTGCTCGGTGTCATTGAAGAAGAACGGATGCAAAGCGATGCGGCCATTTTTACTGGTGCTTTTCTCTGTAAACACTACAGCGTAGTTATGCGGGACACCCCACACAGCCAGTTCAGCCCCCAACGATTTACCCTCAACGGAAATAATGGTCATTAGTGATTCCCCTGTTGCTGGAACTTATGGACGATATGAGGTGCAATCACCATCTGTACCCCACTACTGCTATAAATTGGATGTGCCTTTTTGATCGGGCGGTTCGCGGTGCGCTTTGAAAAATCGCTGTCACGTAAACTGCCGAAACCTTCAAACGTTAACCGCGCCCGTGAAATGCCCTGGCGCAGTTGAATCATGTCCCGATAGCCCAGGCGTTCATAAATCTCACGCCAGCAACATTTGCTTAAGTGGGCTTTAAATGCCCCGGAACCAGAAGTAACCGCAGCAGCATGAAGCACCACGCCGCGCCACTCCGGTGTTAAGTTGTCCCACCATTCAGCGGCCTCGCTGCTTTCGTTGAAGTATTTGCGGCGGATCTGTTTTAAATGCTCCAGCCCGCGCTTTTGCTGTTCCTGGCTAATCGCCATAACGCCCCCTATAGTCCCATCAGACGACGCCACCACGGGCGGCGCGGCTGCTGGCCATTGAATTTGTACATGTGGCCAGGGTTCCAGCGCTGACCGTTTGGCAGTTCTATCCAGCCCGTTGAACCACTCGGCAACTGCATGGCTGGTGATTCTTTTTTCAGGTAAGTGACAAACGCTTTCATGGTGTTCCCTCACATCAGGCCGGTGGCGTTGGTTGTGACCAGCTCCACCGCCGCAGCCAGAACAGGCGCAGAGTGAATACGGCTTTCAACGGTATAAGCCAGCACGGATAAGCTACGGATTGCATCGCGGGCACGATCCAGAATTTGAGTACGGCGGGCGGCAGTCATATAGCCAGTTGATACGGCTTCCCCAGCAATCGCGCCCACACTGGCTGTGGCACTCAGTGCGCACAACTGCATGTTGCCTTCTGTGGCATTGTTCACCGGCACGGATGGAAGGCAGTTAATCTGACCTAACATCCCATCAAGCAAACGCGCATCTTCGGTGTAATCCGTGATAGCCAAAAGCTCATCACAGGTCAGGCGGTGCGGTTGTGCTGGGTTCAGTTTGTTGCGCAGGATCTGCGGCCTCATACCAACGGCAGCGGCCACATCTTCAAGATTGTGCTCAATTGCAAATGCTCGGCAAGCCGCATCAAAGTGCGCATGTTTAGAGGTCTGGTAATCAAACATTGTTTGCCTCTCCCGAATCCGTAGGATGGATTACGCGTTAAGCGAAATGTCACATTCGCTTAAAGCCTGAATAGTGAGCGCGGCCATGTTGACTTCGACCAAGCCTTTCTTCTGCTTACCCTTCGGCTTAATAGGTAATTTCCCGTATTCGATCAGGTTCCTGGCGGTTTCTTTGTTGGTACCAGTACGGCGGCAATACTCGTCTAAAGGCAGGTATGGCTCAGGGATGATGATTGTAATGTTCGGACGCATGAGGCAAACTCCACAAGTTAACCTGTACGGCAATACAGGGTTATATAAGGCAACATTCGAAATATGGAGCCAGATTAATTCGCGTTTCGAGAAGTGTCAATTTTAATTTCTCGAATCGAGACTTATGGATTCGCTATGAGCACATTTAAAATCGACCTAAACGTAGATAGCACACCGATTCTTGACAGGGTGATCGAGGCTTACGGATTTACGCAGAAGTTACAGCTCGCGGAACATCTGGACATGGCAGCCAGTTCTCTTTCTTCACGCTACAAGCGTGGAGTTTTCCCGGCAGACATTGTCGTGAAATGTGTAGCCGAAACAGGCGCTAATCTGGAGTGGCTGGCGACAGGACAGGGACGTAAATTTAATGATGATGAATTAGACATACTCAAAATACCGCGCAGCAAGATTGTTGATGGCCAACTCTATGACGCTGGCACACTTATGCTTGATAAAGTCATCTTCCTGCCTGGTAAGCCCTTACCGCAACAACCGATTTGTGTTCTGGATGGCCTTGTTCAGTACATTGTTGACCAGTCTTATTCTGAAGTTTATGACGATGATTGGTTGGTTGAAGTTGAAGGAAAAACAAGCGTCCGCACTCTTACACGGATTCCGGTACGAAAAGTCAGAGTTAGCGGTGTTGGTATGGCATTTGATTGCGGAATTGACGACATAAAAATCATAGGCCGCGTTGTTCTGACGATAAAATAAAATGAGCGTTCGTAAACTTCCTACAGGCGAATGGATCGCCGACTTCTACACCGTCAACCGCAGTAATGGCAAGAACGGGAAGCGTATACGTAAAAAATTTGCCACGAAAGGGGAAGCCCTGGCATTCGAAAACCATACGCTTCAGAAAGTAGACGCAGCTCCGTGGCTGGGTGAAGGGAAGGACAAGCGAACTTTAATAGATCTGATAACAATGTGGTATGAACGCCACGGCGTAGCTTTGAGCAATGGCGAAAAGCGTAAAAATGCTATGACCTGGGCGGCGGAATGCATGGGATTCCCGCTGGCCACAGAATTTAATGCCCAGTTGTTCACAGCCTACCGCGCTAAAAGGCTGGATGGGCATTATGCCCGTACCAACAGAGTATCTAAGGTTTCCCCGAAAACTATGAACCTTGAACATGCTTACTTCCTGGCTATGTTCAACGAGCTGAAACGGATTGGTGAATGGTCAGCACCCAACCCACTAGAAAACGTCAGACAGTATCGTACTGATGAAACCGAAATGGCTTTCCTCACTACCGAAGAAATTGATCGGCTTTTACTGGAATGCAAACGAAGTAAAGTTAAGTACCTAGAATTAGTTGTCAAAATCTGCCTTGCTACCGGCGCAAGGTGGAATGAGGCGGCAACGCTGAAAAGCTCCCAGATCGCCGGGGGTAAAGTCACGTTCGTCAAAACCAAAGGGAAGCGCAACAGAACAATTCCCCTTGATGATGAACTTCTGTCCGAATTACCTGAAACAAAAGGCGCTCTGTTCCCCAAGCCCTGCTACAACGCTTTCCGCTCTGCTCTGGAACGTGCAGGCATTGAACTCCCCTCCGGCCAGCTTACCCATGTACTGCGCCATACATTTGCCAGCCACTTTATGATGAACGGCGGAAACATTCTGGTTCTGCAAAAAATTCTCGGCCACGCTGACATCACTATGACAATGCGTTATGCCCATTTCGCCCCAAGCCACCTTGAAGATGCCGTGCGACTTAACCCCTTAAAATGTCGCAAAAATGTCGCGACAGCTTAGAAATACTGCCGAATACTCACAGATATTAACTAACGTAACTTATTGATAACACTGTAAGTTATTGTTTTTCGTAGATAGTTGATGCTTTATAATATAGCCTGTGCTATATCTGTATGTAATGCAATCATCCCTCAAGGATCGACGGGATTAGCAAGTCAGGAGGTCTTATGAATGAGTTCAAGAGGTGTATGCGCGTGTTTAGTCATTCTCCCTTTAAAGTACGGTTAATGCTGCTCTCTATGTTGTGCGATATGGTCAACAACAAACCGCAGCAAGATAAACCTTCCGATAAATAG